CCATCTCCTTGCCCTCCAAAGAGTTCATCATAATTTTGCACAAGTCGTTCCCTAAACGATAAAAAAAAAGGATAGAACCCAATACTGCATCTAATGGCATTGCTTTTAAATGCTCTGTTTCTCCTGCCTCATATTCTTTTATGTGGTATCTATTACCCTTTCTCATTTCTACTGGTCTGTAAAGAACTCCCATAGCTTTCTCTATGTTATCCCAATCTCCAATGAAAGTATCTAAATCTATATACTCTCCAAAACTCATCTCATCAAGGTTAGGAATAAACCCATACTCAATACCATCTATTTTAAACGTATTTACTAAACTTGGTTTACTATCAAACATTTCAGATATAATAGTTACAACAGTTCTTACATCAGTAGCTTTCAAGTATCTTACTTGTTCTGATTTCAAGTTACAAAATATCCCAATCATCTTTAGAGATAGTTCTGTTTCTGATAAATCTTTTAACTTTATGTACTCTTGATATTGTCCAAGTGTAACCTCATTTAAGTTATTAGGTACGATTAATTCAACTTTCATATATGTATATAGTTAGTTTTTAATTATTTTATTACAAGGTACAAAAAAACCCTTACATTTCTGTAAAGGTTAATTATTTTTAAATGATAGCGTATTTACCAAAGTTAGGTTTGCTTAATACTGAATAGGTAGCGTATCTGACTGCATCAATAGTATGGTTGTTTTTGTCTACTGGTTTGTTTATCATCTTACCACTCCTATCCTCTTGCCACTTGTAGTTTCTAAATTCTTGTATGCAATTATGACTATCTTTCTCTATGTGTATTTTAAAGCGTTTTAAGAGGTCTATACCTGCGTTGATACTATCAGCACCTTTTAAACTTGGTCTTACGTTAAAACCCATCCTACGCAATTCCTCAATCAATCTTGGTTCAGCACTATCAAAGTAAATCAATTCTCTTTCAATACCTATGTCTTTCCATTTCCTACTAATATCGTAAGTAGTCATTTGTGTTTGGTATATATGTTCTTTGATGTAGAGGTTGTGTTCTTTCTTGTAAACAGAAACTAATGTTGTAGGGTCATTGGAATATCCTGCATCTGCTCCGTAGCTTATAAACTCTGCATCGTGTGGTATATGGTTTACCTCTGTATAATTGAATATAGTAGCTTTAGAGATACCCTTTAAACCTAATCCATATATCTGCCAATAAGTTTCATCTGTATCTTTTAAACGCTCTATTTCTTCTTTTATACTATCATTAAGAAAGCTATTGTCTAAATAAGTAGTAATATAAAAGTCAGCATCTTCTCTTGGAATTACTTTATCATAAATCCAATGGTATTCATCCGATGGGTTAAAGTCAAGTATTATTTTGTCCTCTGTTCTAAAGATTAACTGTTGCCAATCTTCGTAATCTAATTCGTTTGCTTCATTTATAAAAAGCAAGTTTCTTTTTCTACCCCTTACCTTTTGTGGTTGGTCTAAAGATATAAACTCTACAAGGTTTCCATTTAGTTTGTATTCGTGATTAGATTTGTTGTGGCTTAACTCTGAATAAGAATTGTATTGCTTTAGTATATCTAAAAAATCTCTCATTACAGAACTACGAACTGCTGGAAATGTTTTTCTACATATCGTAACTGTCTTACCAGTATTATCTAAACAGTATTTAAAGATAATATACAAAAGAACATTATAGGTTTTACCACTTCTTGTTCCACCTTGCTCTATTGTAATCTTCTTATCTGATTCTAATAAGTGTTCAAAAACAACATTAGTTTTTATCTTCACGCTTTATTATTTCTATTTGAAAGTTAGTAGGCATACCCTCTGCTCCAGTTATCTCTTGTCTTTCTATATAACCTCTCTTTTTACCTTTTGTCTTTAAATAGAATCTTGTGCTATCAAATTTTATTTTCTCGTTTTTACTTCTCATTAAAGAATGTAAACCCTCCTCTGCAACATCAAAGTTTTGGTCTTCTATATCACTTAACCTTTCTAAATCTTTTTCTGCTCTTTCTTTTACTGCTTGTCTTGAATAAGAAACGTTAAATTGTTTTTCTATTGCTCGTGCAGTTCTTGAATACAAACCTGCGTTCTCTCTTAATATCTCCCAAAATTCTTTTTCTGATACTTTCATTTCGTTAAGTTTTGTTAAGATAAACCTTTACCACAAACCTCGCAAGTTTTTAATTTTTCGTTTTGTTTATCTTGTTTATTTATTTCTTGTTCTAATACTTCCTCTACGCTATCTTCAAATGGTACTACTGTTAATCCCCAATCTGATACCTGCTGACCATTCCAATCGTTTGCCAATGTATCCCAATCCCATTCTCCAAAACCTACATTATCTTTTACTATAAATTCTCTTTCTTGTTCTTGTGTTAGTTCATCAGCAACTAATATATACACTTCTTTTAAACCTGCTTCCTTACACGCTTTCAAACGCATATTACCACCAAGTACAACCATTTCGCTATTTACTACGATAGGTCTTAACTTTAGCATCTGTGGAAACTCCTTAATTGATTTTACAAGTTTCTTAAATTTGTAATCCTTTATAAATCTTGGATTGTTTTCATTAGGTCTAACCTCTTGAATATTTATTAGTTGCATATTAGTATATAGTTAATTATTAATTATTTTAATCTAATTTAAGAAAGTCAGCAGATTCGTGTTCCATAAACCATTCTTGGTTTTCTTTGTATTTATCTATTACTGCATCAATCATTACAAGTTCATCTATATCAGAGTTCTTTATCTTATCCATCAATGTAGTAATCTTTCTTAATACGTTTGTTGTCATCTCCTGGTTGTTTAGGTAAACTGTATTGTAATCATCTTGTACATATCCCTCTAACATATTTAGAAACTTGTTACCTTGATTCTTTATGTTCTGTCTGTATTTGTTAGTTCCTTGTAAATCTTCTATTGCTTCTATTGTAAGTTGCCCAAGTAATACCACTTTTAAATAATCTAATTGTTTATCGTTTTTCATTTTATTCTGTTTCTGTTTCTATTATTTCTTCTACTCTATTTAAACACTTTGCAATAGTATCAAACTGCATCTCGTTTCTTCTGTTTACTATTTTCTTTTGTTCTTCCGTTAAGTCATTTAAGTTATTGTAAATGGTTTCTAACTGTGGCAACAATCTTAATATTGCTTTCTTCTTTTTTAATTCTTTTACTAACTCTCCATTTTTATATTCTAAATAAGAATAAGAATCTTTGGGTAAGTTCTCTACCTTTCCAAAATGTACATACGCTAATTCTATTTCTTCTATATCAATATGGTGTAGTATATTCTTTAATGAATGAAGAACGATGGAATGGTCTCTACCTACTGATTCTCCTATTGTAGTTAAACTACATTTAGTTAAATCCCTACATAGTTTATAATACAAAGTTCTTGCATCTACATATTCTCTTTTTCTTGTATCTCTTTCAATATCTAAACTGTAAGTATTGTTTACGTATTCCTTTATAGATTGTATCATTTTAATTTCACTCATATTTTTCATTTTAGTTTGTTCTTAATTTTAATAAATTATAGCACTCAATGTACCTTTGTTTTGCTTTTCCTTTGTGTACTTCTTTAAATAGTTCGTACATCTTCTTTGTGTATTGATAATGGCTATTGCAATCAGCTAAATACTTTTCAGCAAACTTCTTACCCTTACCTTTAAAATAGTTTACATTGTCAGCAGTATCTCCTATAATCATTTGCTCATATAGATTATACATTGCTTGTTCTTCTGTAATGTCATATACTACCTTATGCTTGTAGTGATAGTTGTACATTAAGCAAGGGAACTGTTTGTAATCTTTATCTATTGAAACTATCATAACCTCATCTCTACCAAACTCGTTAGATAAATCATACCAATACCTTGCAACCATATCATCTGTTTCAATACCATATCCGTAAATAGAATTGTGTTTGTCTTTTACGTATGCGTGTACCTCATTTAGTAATGGTGGTTTCTGTTGGTTTGTTCTATTGGCTTTATACTTCTTTGTTATTAGTTTTCTAAAGTTTCCTAACGAACCACTAAATATAAGCACCTTGTCTATCTCGTAGTTTTCTTCAAGGTCATTTACAACACCCATAAGTTGCTCATCAAACTTGTCAGTTGCATCAGATAGTTTCTCATAATAAGGACTATCGTCTGGAGTTAATCTTTTACGATAACAACTTGCAAATATTAAACTGTCTGCGTCTACAAGTAATATCATAACATAGATGCTTTAAAACAATCCCTACTGCAATAGCTATGCTCTTTGTCTATTTGAGTTCCACACTCTTGACATTCGTACTCTTTGTCATCTAAATACTCTTCTAAATCGTAATCTAATTGTGTCATCTTTCTATTTTGTTTTTACTTCTTAATAATTCTATTTCTCTATTTAAATAATCTTGTGCTTTAATTAAGTCAAGCAATTCATCGTGCTTCTTTCCTGCTCTTGCAATATACTTAATAATATTACCTCTACAAAAATTTAGTTCGTAATCTCTTATAACATCTATGATGTCGTAATCTTTTCCGTTCTCGTAGTGTGGTTGTGTTCCTCTCATAATTAGTTTTCTTTGATTGTAACTATTATTTTTATTACTATTATTATAAGTATTATTATTACAACTCCCATAACTATAATACTTTTATATTACCATTACTGTAATGCTCACAGATAACGCCACTTGATAATCTAACAACCTTGTAAGGTTTTAGGTTCTTGTTTTCTTTTACTTGTTTGATAATTCTTTTAATTGTTTTCATTTGTCTTTGTTTTTAAAGTTAAACAAATATAAAATAAATAATTGGATTATAAACACTTTTTGTTAATTATTTTTATTTACCAATACTGCTTTATCTTCTTCGAGCAGATAACAAGGTTTTAAAACTTTCTTATTACCCCACATTGTAGTTTCTGGGCAATACTTATTTACTGCCTTTGGGAGTTCAATATCATTCAACCAAAACAAGTAGTTTGCCTTTGGGTCATTTACAAAGTATAGAGCAACTTTACCAGTACCGATTAGCTTATCGTACTTAAACTTTTCAAGCATCTTGGTATCATAGTGCTTATTTCTAAACTTCATCTCTATAACACATTCTTTTCCTTTAGGAGTTAATCCCTCTGCATCCCAACTCTCTGAACCCTCTCCTGTCCATTTAAGTTTCCATCCATCAAGATTTAATATTTGTACTATTGCTTGTTCTAACTTATGAATTTTGTTTATCATATATTCTATCAATGTCAGCTATCCACATCTTGTAAATCTTTCCGTTACAAGTACAAGGTTCTGAATATTTATGGTTATAATAATTTGCGTGTAATGTACATAAGATTTTCCTATACTCTGGAGTTAATCTGTTTGTTACATTTGCCTTAAAATCTACCCAAATAATTTTATCTTGTTCTGTCATTGTTATAGTTCTTTGTATTTGTTTGCTAATGTTATATAGTGATAATCTGTTTTACTTAATTTAAGTTTTAACAAATCTTCTTTAACTTCCTTTCTTTTATTACCTACTGGCAATTTGTCTATTAATTGTTGTAGCTTCTGTGTTAGTTTCTTTCTATACATAATTTACCAAAGTTCTATATCGTTTAAATCATCTCTACGCTTATCGCAACCACACGATTCATAACCAAGTAATTTAGTTACCTTTTCTACAAGCCATTTAATTCC